ATATCGTGCGTCAGAGGGACGCACAGTGGAGGTTCCTTACCGTGGACCTGTATACAATACGATACAAGAAATTCTTGGTGGTTTGCGCTCGGCTTGTTCTTATGTTGGTGCTTTTGATTTGCCTTCTTTATACTCCAATGGTACATTGGTAAAGGTTAACCGTACAATCAATAACATTTTTGAGGAGCATGAAATATGAACATTTTTGTTTTAGATAAGGATCCGTATGTTGCTGCACAAATGATGTGTGATAAGCATGTTGTAAAAATGATTCTTGAAGGTTGTCAAATGCTTTCAACAGTTCATTCTTTAGATGTAATACAAGACAATAAGCCTACGTTATACAAACCATGTTTTCATAATCATCCATGTACAATTTGGGCACGAGCATCTAAGTCCAATTATTATTGGTTAGCCAATCATACATTTGAATTAACAGAAGAATATACTAATAGATATTCAAAGATTCATAAGTCTACTAGTATGGCACATTGGTTTAAACACAATGCACCAAGTAATCTTCCAAATACTATTTGTACTGACTTTGCACAGGCAATGCCAGAACAATATAAGAACGTTGATGCAGTAGCTGCATATCGTGCATATTATCTTGGAGAGAAAGCCAGATTTGCGAAGTGGAAACTTGGTAATGTACCAAATTGGTTTACTGCGCAGGTTTCTTCTGACGAGTTGGTTCAGATATCATAGCATCTGATAATGCTTTCATTCTTGCAGCAATACCAGTTTTTTCTTTTACAGAATTTCTATAATCGGATGCATTTAAAAATTCTTTACCTGCTTCAGCAAAATTACCAGCATTTAAATGTTTTACTGCAGTTGGTGATTTACCTAACATTCCTCTAAATTGCTCTGATGTTAATTGGGCTTGTAGTTCATGAGAATAGGTTTTAAAATTTGGAACAAGTTTTTCAACTTGTGGAATTCGTACAGTAACATCTCTTGCTAATAATCGGTCAGCTTGTTCTGGTGTTATTCTTCCACCTTTACGCAAAACAGTAGATCCAAAATTTGGATCTTTTTTGTGTTCATCTGCAAACACTTCTTTAAAAATTTGTTCTGATTGGGGTGTAACTAGATGTCCGTGACCAATAGTATCTAATTTTTTACTATCTTTATATACACCTAAAATTTTCTTTTCATTTCCAGCAGACTCGTATCCTTTAATAACCTTGCATATTCCATTAATATCACATTGCACATTTTGATTTTCTTCAGCCAAATATTGTTTAAATGTTTTCATGTAATTGTTGCTTGCTATTGTTATTAGAAGTGATATAATTATATTATACAAAGGAACCCACTATGAGTAATGTAAAGATATTTAGACTTAATTCTGGCGAAGAGATTTTATCACGATTCACTGAAAATGATACATCATGGACTTTAAAGGATCCTGCGATTCTTGTACCCATGCAACAAGGTCAAATTGGTCTTATGCCTTGGATGATGTATAGCAAGGCTGCAAAGGGTGTAACCATTCCCAATACCTTTATTGCCTTTACGGTTGAGCCACTTGATGAACTCAAGGCTCAGTATGATAGTAGTCTCAATAAGGGAATTATTACTTCTGGTAAGGGAGTGGATCCACTCTCACAGCTGAAGTTGTCTGTGTAAATCATGAATATAGATCATGTGATTGAAAATTTTGTTCCTATTGCCAAACCCCTTTCAATGGCAATGGAGAGACAAAAGAAGCATATCTCATTAGTAATCTATAAGCGGAAAATTATCGCGGTGGGTCAGAATGTATTTAAGACCCACCCCGATACTTTTCGTTTGGGATACCGTGGTTCTGATATGCACTCAGAACTAGATGCCTATAGAAAAATTCCAAAATCGTTAAGAGGAGAAAAATTAACTCTTCTCAATTTTCGTTTTAATAGATTTGGTAACTATAGAAATTCTAAGCCTTGTCCAATATGTGCCAAGTGGTGCAACGAAGCTTTTCATAAAATATATTACACCGATGATGAGGGTGTACATATTCTATAAATATTAAGTTCGTAAGGGTGATTATCTATGTCAAAAAAAGAGTGCTGTTGTAATAATAAATGTAGTTGGTGTGATAGAGATCATTGGACTTTTGATCCATATATTCTACAAGATCCAGTAACCGGTGAGGGTATTCTTATTCAGAATGCTCAACCAAACTGGAATACATTAGGTACAATCACGACAGAACTTCCAAGTGTTGGACATCCAATGATTGGATGGCTCTTTGATCAAGATCAAGATTTATCAGAAAGATCTATACCTATACCAAATGCAGATTCTGGATATTATCTGGAAGATCCTGCATGTGAACTTGATTGTACCTATCTAACTAGCTTTAGAACTCCAAGTGAAGCTATGTTTAAAGAGCCTTTTTTGTGGGGAACTGCTCTTCGTTATGGTGAAATTACTCCATGTTGGTTTAATGGAATCAATATGACGAATATTGATGTGTTTTCATCATCTCGAGGAACATCTGGTGCAAGTGGATCTTCTGGGGGATCATCTAATGGATCTGGTTGCTGTAGTGCGGCTGGTTGTTGTGGTGCTTCTGGTTATACTGGTTTAGATGCCTGTTGTGGTCCAACAGGAATGTGTTGTTCGCCGGGTTTATCGGGAGCATCCGGATCAACTGCATCCGATGATAATCATTTCTTTAATTTTACATTTGAATTAAAAGTAGAAAAACTCATAGGATCTGTAGCAGGACAATCCGGTGCATCTGGTGGAATTTATTCTACTATAATTGATATAAAAAGAACAGGTCCTGGAAAAAATGTTAGACCTCATCCAGATGCATGTCGTTCATTTAATGCAAATGAATATGGATGGCCTGATCTAGCCGAATGTCATGCTTTTGAACGAAATGATTCGGATGGTAATATACTACCATGTGATAGAGATTTTGCTCGTATGCCACGTGGTCCATGGCCATATAAATTTAAAGAATTTCAAATACCTGATTGTAACTATCCAGCATGTTGGGAAGAAAATTTTGTTGGTGGTACTAGTGGAACTAATGTATTGTTTAGAACGGCAGATGTTAGAGCTGCATTAAAAGATCCAACTGGAATTATTGCTACTACTTATCCTTGGATATTAAATTGTCCCTTTCTAACAGTTCCTTGTTCTGGAATTGATCCAGGAAATTTTGGTGGTGAGGATCGTGAAATATCTTGTCTGCAATATACTTCAATAGACGAATTTATTGGTTCACCTTTATCATGTTGTCCATTAGGATTTTTGGGTACTGATTTATTATGCGATCAACTAGATCCAAATAATGGAACTCCGTTTGGATGGGAAGATTGTCCTTCAGAATGTGCTAATTATTCAAATTATGCTTTTCCCGATCCAGATACTGGAGAAATAAATACCGAAAATTTAAAGTTTTTTGGATGGATTAGCCCATTTAATAGATATACAACACCGGAATGGGATTTTTACGAAAAATCTGTTGGTCCATCTGGATTGTGTGGATCAGATCAATCATCTGGAATATGTGGTTCATGTGGTTTTTCTGGAAGCACATCAGGAATAACTTCAGGAATTATTAAAAAAATAAGTTTACATGTAATTGTTCCTTCACAATATGATGGTGGTGGGGGATTGAGTGATAATGGATTTTGTGAACCAAATATTTTAACTATTTCTGGAAGAAGTTTTGGTGAATGGTGTTTTGGAATGGATTATGAGGCTACAGATGAAATTAACGCATTACAGTCAGCAGGATATGTTTGGTCAAATGGACGAGAAGATGATGGTATATGGATTAATAGAACTCCAACAAGTGCACTTAGAGTATTATTTACTTTAGATCATAGTGATCTTGCTTCAGGAAAGGTTTGGAGAGTTTTTAGAGATTGGGATGTTATTGTTCGTAACCGTATTAAAACATTTAATAAAGGTACACCACAAGAAACAACTTTTAGAATTACAATTAAACAAAAAGTAGAAGAAGTACAATTTTCTAGTATGGGTTGTGACTGCCCGTCTGGATATTTTATTAATGAGTGTGGAAAAATTGAAAGTATTGAAGACGCATGTGATTCTCACCAAATAGTAGATGGTGATCAAGTATACCCTAATGAATCTCCTTGGGCAGAATGTTGGGGTTCACATATTGATGGACCATCTACTCCTAATATTGGAGGACGTGTATCATTTGCAGAACGTGGACCAATACTGATTAAAGCTATTGTTGAAACTGATGAAACTGGTTGTTTAACTTGTCGTGACCCAAATACATTACCATGGAGTTGTTCTGAAAAAAGAGGTTCTAGAGCACACCCATTAAATGGTAGCAATTCAAGTAGAGAAGTTGGACAAGTATTTGTTGTTAATGATCGTGTTATAAATTGTGCTGGTCCTGGATGTCCAAAAAATCATATCAATCCTGTTAGTTGGGATTGGGATAATCCAACACCGTATCTTACGAATTCATATAGGGGACCTGTAGGATTACGTATTTCATGTACTCCAATATCATGGAACGGGACAACAGATGTAATTCCACCAGACTATATTTTTGATTTATTTTCTGAACATGGTCCAAGATGGCTTGATGCATTAGCAGATATTCCACATTCATCTGGACTTAGATGTGTGGGTGCGCAAAGATATAGAGATGGATATATTGCTATAAAACAAAATAGTGACCAAGAAGAAACGTTCTTTGGTGGTCCAGATAAAATTAATTGGAGACTATATCCACGTCTTTACGGAGATAGTGAATGCCGAGGATCTAGATGTGAAAGCGATGCTTTAGTACGAAATGTATATGAATATGCTAGAATATTTATTGATGAACATCCATCACTGGCTCCTATAGGTAACTGTGTAGTATCATGTGCATGTCCGTCAGAAGGAATCGATAATGGTGATAATGGTAATGGGGGAGCATCAGGTGATGTTGTTGGTACTGGAGGTATTGATGTTGGATTTTCTGGTCCTCCTCCTGGAGGTGGAGGAGGTGTATGCCCATGTTTAGAAGATCCATTACCACCAACTGCTGCTGGTCATGGACCATTTGTATTTCCCTTTTATGCATGTGGTAGAAATCTTGCACGTGTAAATGGATATGGTGCTAATGATTATGGTCTTTATACATGCGTTCCTGCAATGCCAGCAGGTGAAATGTATTTCTTTTGTCCTGAACTGTTAGAGCTTGGTGGAGCTAAATTGGGAATAGATTCAGAAAGATTTTATTTTAGTGCTCATACTACAGTTTCAGTTTCAACCGGTATTGGAGAGTTGGGTTGTGCTAAAACATGCATGTGTCCCGGAGATCCGGGTACAGCTTGTCGAGATGAAGATGGTTCGTGTAAATTTTGTGAAGGTGCAGGTGGTAATATTGGAATCGGTTTTAAAGCAAATATGTTTATAAATTGGAAAAAATATTTATGCAAAAAACGAGCACAACAGGGTTTTAAAATTCCACCAGATATTATGCAAACATTTGAATGGAAATGTTCTTCTGATAATGCACCAAATCCTGGATTGTGTGGTGCTAATGAAGGTTTGGCTGGTTTAGGTTGTTCTACAGCATGGTCCATTAGTGACTGTATTGCTTCAAATATACCTATTAATAATTTAACAGATAGTATAGAAGAACTTGAAAGAAATACAGATTTATCTCCACAATATAGAATTAACTTTAAAAAATATCGTTATAACGGTACTGATCCTTTTATGTGTGAATGGGATACCACATATGAACCCAATCCTGCAAGAATTGGGTTGACATATGGTAGAAACCATATTATAATAAATGCTAAAGGACCATATTAATCTATGAAAAATATTAACTTACCTCAAATTGTAGTATGTAAAACAAATAAAAAAGCAGTATATCAACAGATTAATTGTACACATTGGACTGTTGATGATAGTAGTTGTAACACATATTGTAATTTAAAAACTAAAAATATTTCAATGAGAGATTGTATATCATGTGATGTACGTAGACCATATGATCAATCATCTAATACTGTTATTCCAGCTGAAGATATGCGTAATAAGTTTGTGCAGACAAATGTTTATAAAGCACAACCAAACGTATCTCCTATAAGCGATCAAAGTTTTTTATCAAAGGCTAAACAATATTCAAAAGTTGAAGGATCACAATTATTAACTGGTAAAGTATCTGAGGTAGTTTTTGAAAAAAGAAAAGCCCTATGTATGGGATGCCCAAAAAGAAATAATTTTAAACCAGATTCAGAATCTATTGGTTGGTGTTCTAGTTGTGGTTGTAGTGCAAAGAACCCAAGAGCAGCCCTTTCACATAAATTATGGATGCCAGATCTTGTATGTCCTTTAAATAAATTTCCTAAAGAGGTTGGTGAAGGATTTAATACTGCAGATGCATTAGATTCTGTGAAAGGAATTATTCAATCTGTTGGTGATCTTTTTAAGAAAAAAGAATCAAATGATGAAACTAATACTGAACAAAAAGAATAAATATTATTACAAGAAGACACGTATTTACTGACCTTGTCTTAGGAGTTAATATGAAAATTTCAGAACTAGTTTACGAAGTCCGAAAACTAGCACGCAAAGAAGAAGATCCTATTAATAAGGATCTTTTTTATCAGTGTGCTAAATCATTAGAAATTCTTGGAAATCTTGCAAAGATATCCGATCTTGCTGTTGCAGAACACAATGCTGCAGATGAACCATCGATTGATTATGATGGAGATCTTAAATGGAATGTGGATGATGTAACTCTATCAATGATGGATGAACATATTCATGATCTAATTCAACATGGGTTTATGGATCCAATTGATCGCTGGCCCTATGGGGAACAACCATTTACTAAGTTTATTGCCAAATATGCTCAGAGTCATTTCATCAAAGATTCTAAAACAGAATAAACCTTTGTTGGAATAGATACGTGACTTAGAACAGCCATGTTTGAAGGCATTATGCGTAGAACGCATTTGCTGTAATATGGATCTTGTTTGAAAGAATAGAACTTTCGTGATTTTTCCATCATGAAATGACTATAGATGTATACGTGAGCCCGTTTGGAATACATTTTGGTATCAATTTTTAATTTAAATTCATTAATTAACCGAACGGCTCGTTTTTCACAATCTCTTTCCATTGATCTAACAATAAAAAATGCTCTTTTAACATCTTTAGCAGCATAATTTTTACCTTTTAGCCACCCATCAACAATATTTGAGGCTTTATATGACTTTTCATATACTTTACTGCTATTGATGTACTGTAAAAAATGACAATATTCATGAACCAGCACATGTAAAAATTGATTACAATGTCTGGCAATACGAATAGCCTTTCCAGACTCATCAAAGCACCCTGAACAGCGAAACCCGTCTACATTGACACATTTACCGCGTCCAATAATAAGTTTCATACCATATTGGGCAAGATGCTGACGT